AAATTGTCCCCAGTGGATGAAAACCGATTGGGAAGTTCCCGCACCGGCGAGCAGTAAACCGGTGATTAATAAAACTCCCCGCGGTGGTGGCAATAAGTATCCTTCTAAGTCGAATAACCGTCCTTCCCTGGACAAAAAAATCGTCTTTCAAGAACGTTAATTTTTAGTTCTTGAATAGATAATTTTAAGAGTTGATAGACCGTTTTGGTTCTATCAACTTTTTTTTGTCAGGTAATTTCCCAGTACGTCGTCGAAAGCATTCTACATAATTTTATAGCTAAACTTTTGATAATTGATTCTAATCAAGTATTTGGGCTTTGTTTGACATTTTTGCTGATAATTACTATATAATTGTCTTAAATGAATAAATTTGAACATTTAATTAAATGTCAGCAGAAGTCCCTCGCTTTTAGCGACGGGATGAATGCTGACCAACATATAGACAATTCCCAAAACCTATGTTATCATAAAGGTAAATTCATGATAACAGCCATGTACAAAGCGTACAAGTTCAGGATATATCCCAATACCGAGCAAGAAATAGCCTTAGCAAAAAGTTTCGGCTGTTGTCGTTGGTTTTGGAATTATTCCCTCAATTTGTGCCAAGAAACCTATCAATCAACAGGAAAAGGATTAACTAGAGGTTATATTCAAGGACTACTCCCTAGTCTTAAAAAAGAATACGAATGGCTAACAGATGCTTATTCTCAGTGTTTACAAGTTGTTGCTTTGAATTTATCGCAAGCCTATCAAAACTTCTTTGAAAAGCGAGCTAAATTACCTAGATTCAAATCTAAACACGGTAGGCAATCAATTAGCTATCCTGCCAACGTTAAGTTTGAAGAGGACTATTTAAAACTCCCAAAGATTGGGTTAGTCTATTGTGTTCGACATCGAGAATTTGAAGGGACAATTAAAACCGTTACTATCTCAAAAAACCCAGACGGTAAATACTACGCTTCTATTTTAGTTGATGATGGAAAAGAAAGTCCTCATCCTTCCTCCGATGGAAAAGCAATAGGAGTTGACTTAGGATTAACTCATTTTGCTATTACCAGCAATGGTAGTAAATACGATAACCCTAAACATTTTGCCAAACATCAGCGCAATCTCAAGCGTAAACAACAGAAGCTATCCCGTAAAAAGAAAGGAAGCATCAACCGTCAAAAAGCTAAACATAAAGTAGCTAAAGTTCACTCTAAAATCTCAAGATGTCGTGAAGATTTTCTACACAAGCTATCCCGTAAAATAGTTAACGAAAACCAAGTTATTGCGGTAGAAAATCTCAATGTCAAAGGCATGGTACGCAATCACAATTTAGCTAAAGCTATTAGCGATTGTGGTTGGGGAATGTTTTGTACAATGCTTAAATACAAGGCAGAATGGGAAGGGAAAACATATATCGAAGTTGATAGATTTTTTCCTAGTTCTAAGACTTGTAATGTCTGCCTAAATCAAGTGGGTAGTTTGCCACTTGATGTTAGAACATGGACTTGTGAGCATTGCAAAACAATCCATGACCGGGACATAAATGCGGCGATAAATATCAGAGATGAAGCCTTACGGATATTGTCGTTAGGAACTAGCGATACTGCCTATGGAGGGGATGTAAGACCAAAAGGTGGACGCAAATCCGTCTTGAGGCAATCCCCCGTGAAATAGGAAGCTCTCAACTCCGTTGAGAGTAGTTCACTATGTCGAGTTCGTCAGAACCTTATCGTGGGAGGGTACAAGCTCAAGGAGACGATATCCAGCAAGAGGCAGGATTCTAAACGTAAAACTAAAAACGCCCGTGTAGATATTGAAATTCGCAGTGGTCTTACCTTTATCCCTTCGCCCCAAACAGAATGACAACGATGCTTAGAAGAGTACAACAATTTTTAGACTCTGGCGATAGCGATAACGCTAGAGAAGAAATTGATAGAGCTTTCGGCAATCTGAGAAGGGTGGATAGTCATGTTAGAGAGTTTGCAGATCTGTTGGCACTGGGATCGATCGAAGCTTCAGAAATCGGCTTAGGAGTATTGGGACGTAAGCTTCTACAGAATGACAGCGAGATTAACAATGAGGTTGTTTGGTTATTTATTGCGTCAATTTTATCTCGCAATAGTATTCCCCCTGATAGTCCATCTAGAATCAGCCTACTTGTTCTTACCGCTTCTGTCAATAGTTGGGAATTACCAATTTTTGCGCTTCTTGCCCCTGCCCTCGACGCTTTTTTTAAAGTTAGTCTTGCGGACGGAACCCCTTTAATTGCCGAACAAACTTTTGATTTTTTGGCCACTTGGGGAAGAATTTATGCGAAAGCACCTCATGTCAAAACGCAGCTTCAAGAACTTCAATCTCTTAGTAATAATCTATTAGAGCAAGTAGATGACTCAGAGTTAAAAGCTGAATGGTCAGAGGGAATTAATATATTTTTTGAAGAAGCCAGTACAACCAAATATTCAGATAGTAATGTTTTTTCTGCTGGTGAAGAATTAATTAAAAGAATATATAATACTCAAAGTTTACAGCGCAATACAGAAGATAAGAATTTGGCAGAGACAAAAGACAAGTTACTCCAATTAGTCACTTCGTCTCTTGCCACTATTGGAACAGTTCTTGATAGTCATGGAGTCATACTAAATCCGGTTCTTGATAATTCTAGTAAAATAATGTAAAATTTAAGTAATGAATCAAGAAAGAAATTATGAGTAAATTGCAAGATAAAGTTAACGAATTAGTTAAGTACATTCTTGAGTATGAAACTGATTATTGGAGTAAGTCAGATGTTCAATTAACCAAAGAGGAAGCTGAAAACATGGCTGCTATTTTGATTGACAGTTTAATTGATAACATTGAGGATACTGACATTGAGGATGCTTATAATGAAATGTATGAACCACCAGATAATCCTGACCCACTTTATATACATAGTGTTCAGGCAAGGTGGACAATTTATTGAATTTAGTTATCAGTTATCAATTAAAAACAACAATGAATCAAGGAGAAAATTATGAACCCAGCAAATATGGACACTACTACAATTAGTTATTATGCTAATTTTTACGCAGGACAATATCAGAGCTGTAAACAAGAAGTTGGGGAAAATGTACAGAAAAAACGTAACGCTTTATACTCGAAAATCAAAGAGTACAATAAAATCTTAGAACAGCGTGGACTTGAAAAAGTAAATGTGTAGGTACAGAATGATGACAAATTCAAAAAAGCAACTATGGGTTACAATTTTTCAGATAAGTATTCTGGTTTATATGGTATTTTCAACGACCTTATCGCTAAAATTTATAGAATCTCATGAAGACTATAAGGCTAATTTAAGGTCTATCATACGGTATTGTTTAGACAACAAATGAAGGCGTAATCATGGAGAAAGAGCCTAAAACCTTTATACACAAAAGCCGATTAATGGCTTATTTAAAAGCTCTAAGTCGCAACGGACATCATGGCATCGTAGTAGAGAAAACAGTAGGTATTTCCTAATAATTTCACCCAACAGGAGTAACAAATGGACATACAGCTAGTAGCGGAAAAAATATTCAATTTCTGTAAAGAAAAATACCCAGACTTAGACTGGAATTTTGATTTTACAGATAATGACTATAAAATCATTCAATGTTTAACTTTTTCCAATGACAACATAGAGATTAAATACGGTATTTGGGCGGGATTAGACGGACAACTTAAGTATGTTGAGTGGCAAGATAACCAAATAGGAAAGTTTAAAATTTGGATAAATCCTCCTACTGAGGACATGAGCTATCAGTATGAAGACCATATAGTTTTTGAGAATCTTGCCTATTATAGACATGAACTATGGAGTGCAGAATATTGGGCATTAGTCAGTCAATACCGAAAAGTAATGCTAGATATTTTTAACTTCATCCTTGATGAGATTCAAGAATAAAAACAATACTAGATAGATATTCTGTCTAGTAAATTTACCTAATAGGAGTCAAATTAATGGACATAAAACAAGTAACAGAAAAAATATTAGAATTCTGTCACAGAAGTTATCCAGATTTAAAATGGGATATTGACTATGAAAATAATATAATTCAGTGTCCACTTTTTCCTGATGAATTAATAATAGAGGTTTTTCTAGATGGTCCGCTTAAGCGTGTTTCATGCGAAGCGTATTATGTAGGCACGTTTGGATTATGGATAAACCCTGACGATAGAGACAATAACTATCCTTATGAGAATCAAATAGCATTTGATTATATTAGAAGGTCAAAATCTGATTATTTTGACAACAAGTACAGAGAAACCCGAAAAGTAATGCTAGACATTTTTAACTTTATTCTTGATGAGATTCAAGAATAGATAGGAGTAACAGATGGACACATGGGAAGATGTTTACAAAAAGATAGAAGTATTAAAACAAATCGGGGTTTTTTGTGATAATGCCTATAAAATGGCTGATTACTCAAAATGGACTCTTAAGCTAAGGCAAATATATGCTTTCATTAATGTAGTATTAGAAGGCTCTATCAATATTCTCTATCCAAACGAGCTAAAAGGAAAATATAATGTTTGGGTTGAGTATCGTTCTAAATCGTCTAAAACTTTAGTAGTTAGAGTAGAGGGGACAGTCACTGGACATGATTGGGTTGAGATAGATTCGATTAAAAAAGAGCCAAAAAGTGAAGGAGATAATGAAACCTTAAATATCTTGATTCCAGAAGCAACAAAGATAATGGAGACTATTTTAGGTTTCACCGAAACAATTAAATCTGAGGATTAACGCTAATGAACAAAACAGAAGCATTAAGACAAATTGAGGTTTTCTGTAAAGAAACTTTTAAGCAGCCTAAAAATTGGAGTCTTGAATCGCAGAAGCTCGGCGCAAGTTCCTACGACAAGAACACCAATACTTTCGAGTATTTATATGGGGAGCTTGTCTTAAAAGGCGTGATTTTTGTTGTTTATCCTAGCGAATTACTACAAGGAGTTTTTCCTCCTGATATATTACTAGGAAGATATTATATTTCAATTAAATATCTTCCCAAGCCGTCTAACATTTTAGAGACTAAAGTAGAAAGTTATTTGACACAAACTCAGATGACTATGTCGCTAATAGGAGATTATCGCCGAGAAAATAAAAGCTGGGTTCAGCTTATTTCAACTAAAGAAGAATCAGATGTTGCGGGAGATAACGAAGG